CTATCCGATCCTTTCCTTTGCGGACAACCGGCCAAAGACCGCAACAAGGCCGGAAATCGCGCTGACCGCCTGCAAAACCGTGTCGGTGAAGGCCGAACTGTCGATCCCGTCGACAGGTATGCCCGTCAGGCCGGCGGTGCCGGTGAGAATGGTGATGATCGATGCCCAGATCGTCCGGGACAGGTACCAGGGTTTGCTTGTCGCCATTTCCGTTTCCTTTTCTGATTGCGATACGTCATGGAAGCGTGAAGCGGCGGCGCGCCGGCACACCCCAGCCGACCGCCGCGCTGAATTGACGGACCGTCACATCAATCTCTCCGGCAGTGGCGAAATCCGCGGCGATGGACGCGGCTTCGTAAAGCCAAGACGGTTCGGAGGTTGTCGCGGTCCGGACAATTGCTCCGCCCGCCGGCGCGATTTCGATGCGGTATTGTTCGACATCCTCGCCAAGCGGAATGTCGCCGCCATCCCAGCGGTCGGCATCGATACGGCCGCGGCGCATCCACGAGACAGCCAGATCTCCATCAGCCGGATGGGCTTTCAGATGAACAGGCGACAGCGGTGTCAGTGCGCGCACGCCCCCAACCGCCTCGGTCGTGGCATTATCGATCAGGGAATCGATAAAGCTCCCATCGACGCGCCAGTTGAGTTGCAGTCCGATTTCGCCCGCGAGCAGCCCCGCCGGCACGACAGCATCGTCCAGCAAAACGAAGTCGGCTCCTGACGAAGCTCCAACCAGCATCGCGTCATCGGTTCCGAGTTGGCCGCGCAAAAGACCTGAAAGCTTCCAGATTTCCGCGCCGATCTGCTCAGCCGTCTCGAACTGCAGGATTTCCCACGCGCCGGATGCCGAGCGGACGGCAGCCGTATTGGCGCCATTGAGAAGCTGGAGCCGGCTGACGCTCGCAACCTCGGACTCGAACAATTCGACCGAGATGGACGTCGTTTTGGCGACCCGCCCTTCGAAGCCGGGAAGCAAGGGTTCGGTCAGTTTGCCGAGCCGCGCCGGCTGGCCGACTGTCGCGCGGACGGCAAAGCCCGTATCTTCGGGAGAGACAGACAACGTTCTGGCCACCCAAGGCGTTTGCCAAAGCGCCACGCGGAACTGGTTCTGCGCTTCGTTGCTTCCGATCCCCGCCGGTAGATCGAGAAACAGTGTGTGAGGCTTGCCTATGGCAACCGAAACAACCGGCAACGCCGCGGGAATCGAAGACCGCCAGGGCGACGGCGGGACAGCAAGGATCTGCCGGGCCGAAACCGTCCTCAGAATGCCGTCCTCGACATCGGTGACGAGAAACTCGGATCCGTTTCCGGACGCGGGGAGCCTGACCACCGTGCCGGGCGCGATGTCCGCCTGCGGCAGCGGCACGGCGAAACGCACCGTTTCGCGCGCATAGCGGGTGCGTTTCAGCCAATCGTCCAGGAGGGCGCGGGCCTGGTTCGCTTCCAATATGCCGGGAAACGCCATCGAATGCTGGCGGCTTCCGGACATACCTTGTTGCACGCTGCGGACGGAGGCGACCTGATACTGGGAAAACGGCTCGCAGAACGTCAGCAGCGCCTCGCTCGGCAACTCATGCTCAGGCTCGCGGACCGTTTCGATTATCGGTCCGGCTTCGTTCCATGCCAGTTCCGAGATGGTCTGGACCGAGGATACGGCGGTCCGGGACTGCCGAAAGGCGATCGTATCGCCGTCCTGCGAAACGATGACGTCAAAGAGATCCATCAGCGGCTCCAGCGCGGCGCGAGCCGATTGTGGATCGTCGAGAACATAACCGGTCAGCGTGCCCTCGACGCCGCTCACCTTGGCCGGCGCATGGCCGTGATCCATCAATATGGCGTTGATCAGAGCGCCGACATCGGGATTGGCCAGCCTGCCGTTGAGCCAGTGCCCCCGATCCCAGTTCGGGCCGTCCGACCACACGTCTCGCAAACTCGGAAAGGCAGGAAACGGCCTCGCGTCCCATGTCCAGGGATAGATGCGGGAGACATCGACCATGCGCCCGTCGTAGACGCCGGATTGCGGATTCCACTCTTCGTGGAAATCGCCGCTCGTTTCGTCCCAATGCGTCAGATGCGCTTCCAGGAATCGCCGCTGCGCCAGGTCCGAGCGGCCGCCATTGGAAAAATACGGGATTGCGCTTTCCGCCGATTTCGGATCGGGAAAGACATTCGGCTGGTTGGGGCCCTTGTCCATCGCCGGACAGCCGATTTCCGTGAACCAGATCGGCTTGCCCTGCGGCACCCATGCAGTCGGCACAGCCCCCTCTATACCGTCAGGCCGGTTGAAATGCTGGTTTGACCACCAGGCGGCAAGGTCCTTGTTGCGGAAGACCCATGGTTTCCCATAGCCGTCATCGGTGATGGGTGTACGGATGCGTGTCGCGCGTGCCTCGCTGTCAGCATAGTACCAGTCGAAACCCTCGCCACCGGTGATCGACGTTTGTAGGCCAGCGATATCGTAAGGACTTGCAAACCCGTCCGGATTGCCGCCCGCATTGTCCTGATCCCGCCAGTCCGCGAGCGGCATGTAGTTGTCGATGCCGACGGCGTCGATCGCCGGATGCGCCCAGAGCGGATCGAGGTGGAAATAGACATCGCCGCTGCCATCGGCGGGCTGATGGCCGAAATATTCGCTCCAGTCGGCCGCGTAGGTCAGGCGGGTCTGCGGGCCGAGCACGGAGCGGGCATCGGCGGCAAGCGTGCATTGCTGCTCGACGAACGGAAAGGCGTCGGCTTCGTCGCGCAGCGTCGTCAGGCCGCGCATTTCGCTGCCGATCAGGAACGCATCGACCCCGCCGGCCTTCACCGCCAGATGCGCGTAGTGAAGAACGAAGCGCCGGTAGCCCCAATCGCCCGTCGGGCCGGAATAGTCGATCGTGTTGCCGCCGTTGGAGAAATGGCTCGGAAGCGCCGCGCCGCAGAATGCCGCGATCTGCGCCCGCGCAGCGGCGGTCTTGTCGGCGGTTCCGGCCTGTCCGGGCGCGGGATCGGAGGTGATCCGGCCCCGCCACGGATAGCCTGGCTGGCTCGACCCGCCATAGGGATCGGGCAACGCGTTGTCTTCCGGTATGTCCATCATCATGAACGGATAAAGCGTCACCTTGAGGCCCCGCGCCTTAAGGTCGGCGATTGCATCGAGCACGCTGCGATCTGCGGGTGTGCCGCCGTAAGCAGCCGAGCCGTCATGCGTCGAAACCAGGGACGCCTCGGCACGGGAAAGGCCGGAAACCGTCCAGTCCGCCGAGAACGCCGTCATCGTCTGGTCCGTGACTTCAGGTCTCACCTGGCAATGGCCGGCGCGCAGGTCGTTGCCAAACCAGGTGACGATAAGCGCCACATGTTCGAGATTCGGGCACGTCGCCTGCAATTCGTCCAGGGATGCCGCCATGTCCGTCGCGGCGAAGAGGACATGGCGATTGGTCGCTTCCTCGCTGCCTGGCCGCTTCAACAACGAGATCAGGCTGAAGGACAGGCCGTATTCGGTCGCGCCGGGAATGAGGGAGATCGCCCGGATCGACTTTGCAAGGTCTCCAACAGGCCGGATCACTTCGAACTGCAATTGTGGAATGCGGTTGCCATACTGGCTGACCGGAAGCCGGTCGAGCACGACATAGGTCACGCCACGATAGGCTGGCGTGTTGCCGATGCCCTGCTTGGCTTCGATCAACGGATCCGGCAGTTGATCCTCACTGCCGGTGTAGACCCGCAGATCGATGGTCTCGCGGTCGAGCTCGACGCCGTCGGCCCATATCCGCCTTATGCCGGCGATCTCGCCATCGCACAGCAGGAAGGCCGCATTGGCGTAGTAGAAATACTGATTGACCTTTGGTCCGGTCTTGCCCTGCCGCGTCGAGGTGCGTTTTTCGCTGAAGCGTGTGGCCCAGATCATCGTCCCACCCAAACGCGCCGTGCCGTAAACGCGCGGGATCGGCACGCCCTCCTCGGCGCTGAACGGCCGCGGTCCACCGAGCCGCGGACCCTCGAGCGTGTTCGTGCCGTTGATGAGCATCCGGTCGACCGCGTAACCGGCCAGCGCGCCGGCGGCCGTGCCGACGACCGCGCCGAACGATCCGAGCATGCCGCCGAGATAGGCGCCCGCGGCCTGCAGCAGAATTGTCGCCATAAAGCGCTCCGGCGTTCAGAATTGGATGTCTGGGAAAGTGAAAACGGCGGCGATGCGGCGGCGCCATTGCGGCACGAGGGCCGAACGCACCACCGCGCCAGCGCCCTCATAAGCGTGGACGAAGCCGCCGTCGCCGACCAGGATGCCCGCATGTCTTGCCGGCAGATGCGGCCGCCAGCGGAACAGCACGAGATCGCCCGGTTGCGGGTCCGCAAAAGCTTTTTCGCGGCAATGCCGTCCCATGCCGTGCATCAACGCTTCCTCGCACCCGCCTTCCGCCCAGTCGGGCTGATACGGTCCGGGATGCTCGACGGCGAAACCGTAAATCGCCTGCCAGACACCGCGCACGAGGCCTATGCAATCGCATCCCAGCCCCTTGCGGTCGCCCTGGTGGCGATAGGGCGTGCCGACCCAGCTCAGCGCTTCCGCCTCGACGGCAAAAGCGATGGGCGTGGTGGCGCGGCCGGCGTCAGGGGACAATCGGCCCGCCATCGAACTTGCCGCCTTCAATGACGTAGGAATAGGCGGCATCGTTGCCGGGCAAGTGCGGAAAGCCGCGAAAATTCAGCGCGTTGGCGAACTTGGCCTTGCAGGTGGCGAATGCCTTGTCGCAGCCGGCGGTCAGCGAAAAGGCGTCGCCGGCGGCAATCGCCGGTCCAACGGACGGTTCCAGCACCAGCAGCGCCTGCCCGTCTTCCACGCGATGGTCGGCGAGGCGCTCGGAACGACCAGTCCTCGCGCCGCCCGTCCATGTCAGCAGCCCTTTGGCAAACCAGCCGGGATCGAACAGATCGAGGCCATGGGCATAGACGCCACCTGCCTGGCTCACCGATGCAACGGTGCCAACAGCCACGAATCCTGGCTGATCCAGCACAAAGCCGCACCGCGCATCGCCCACCTCCGCATCGCAAGTGCGCAGCACCGTGCGGCCGTTCGGACGGTCGAGCGCATGGACCAGGCTTTCGAGCTCCGCCACGAAGCGGCCATCGCTGCGGGTGATCTTGCCTATGGTCGCCACGCGGGTGCAGGCAAAATCGTCCGGAGTGCGCCAGTTCACGATGAAGGTTTCGATGCGCGCGCCGTCATAGAGGCCGGCGGCTATGTCTTCATCGCTGATACGGTCGGAGGACAAGGCCCCTTCGACATCGACGGTGTCGACGCCCAGGCCCAGGGCATCGCGCGCCTCGCTGGCGCTGAAGCCGGTTTCCGGCTCGAACACGGTGGCGTCGAAAGCGAGCGCCCGGTCGTGATCGGTGAAGCCGGCGATCGAGCCATCCTTTCTGGTCAGCCGCCAGCAATGGCATACGGTGGTCACGTCGCGGCCGAAATGGGCGGCGAGCGCTTCAGGGTAGATCGTCAAAACTGCACCTCGACCAGCGGTATCGATGGGATCTGGCCAGCCTTGAAGGCCTTCAGGCTGATCTCGATCCGCTCGACATCGAAACGGACCGGCACGTCGAATTCGTAGCCGGCCGTTACAGTCGCGCCCTCAGCCGGAACGGACGCCGCGGCAAACACGATTTCACCGGTGGCCGGATCGAATGTGAAATCCGCCGGAGACGCCTGCGCGACGCCGGCCACCGCTACCTGCAGGGTCGAGATATCCGGTTTCCAGATCAGACGCCTGTAAGCATCTTCACCGTCACCATAGGTCTTGGTGAGCGGAAAGCGCCGGTTTTCATCGTCCCCCTCCCCCAGATCCTGGTCGAGCGCCGACGGCGTTTCCGCCGGACGGCAGGATTTCATGTCGAACGGGTCGCGAAAGCGGAAGGCGTGCAGCGAACCACGCCGGGCTTCGAAGAAAGCCACGACCTCGTGCAGATCGTCGAGCGAGCGCAGGCCCGTCCCCGCATCATAGCGATGACGGGACTGGGAAAAGCGCGCGTTGCGCTTCTCCCGCCCCGAGGTCAGCGAGACGATGTCGTTGCGGCGCTCCGGCCCTCCGGTGGCGCCGAACGAGATGGCGACCGGAAAGCGCAGATCGTGGAAACTGGAAAATTCCGACATTTTTCCTCAGAACGTTCTGGTGCCGCGCGACACGGCACGCGCCAGCATGCCGGTGATCTGCGCTTCGGATTTACGAAAAGACGCCGCGTCCTGCGCCGAGACATTGAAGACGACGTTGACGGACGCCCCGCCGCCGGCAGCGGCAACGCCGAGGCTGCCGTCCGCGCCGCGGCGTAGCGGCAATATCGCTTCGCTTCCGGCCTCTCCCATCAGGCCGAGGCCGTTTCCAGTCGGGAAGTATGTCGGCGCGGAAACCACGCCACCGGAGGCGAACGGCGTGACTCGCCCCGGCACGCCGCCCTTGGCGAAGGGCAGAATGCCGGCCAGGCTTCCGAACAGGCTTGAAATCAGGCCTCCGGCCAGCGATTGCAAGGGCTTAAGCCCCTGCTCAAGGGCCAAGCCAGCGAGATTGAGGCCGATGCGCCGCAGCACGTCGTCAAGATCCTTGCCGCTGACGACTGCACCTTTCAGCGCGCCGGAAAGCTGGCCGCCGAAACTTTGCGACAGCCTTTCGAGGTTTTCCAGCGCAGCCTGGAACGGCGCGATGTCAGCCTTTATCGAAACGGTCACATCTTCAGCCAAGTCCTGCCTCCTGATTGTCCGGGAATGCATGCATGAGCGCCGTCAGGTCGCCGCGATCGGGCGGCGCCTGTCGGTTTTGCGCCAGCACGCTCATGGCGCGCTCGAATTCCAACGGCGTCATGGCCCAGAACGCCTTGGGAGAGAGCCGCAGCAGACCGAGGCCGATGGCCATGACCTCGTCCCACGGAAAGGGCTTGCCTGCTGCGGCGGTCAAGGGTTCGAGGCGGTGGCCTTCGCATCGCTGGAGCCGAATGTCGCCGCAAGCAGGTCGGACACCACTTGGGCGAAACCCGGCACGCCGCCCTCGCAATGCATTGCCGCGACGGTCTCGTCGCTGAGCGGTTCGCCGGCGCCGCGCAAGCCAGCGCCGACGATGCGGATCAGATCGACGGCCGAAAGACGGCCGCTGGAAAAGCGCTCGACCAGCGCGTTCAGGTCGCTCGCGGCATAGGTGGATTCCAGTTCGGCGAGGGCTCCCAGCGTGAGGCAGAGCCGGTGCTCCGCGCCATCAAGCGTCGCGGTGACCTCGCCGCGCCGGCGGTTCGCGCCCATCAGGCGGCCGAGAAGCTGATAGCGCCGGCGGATTCCAGCGCCATTTCGAACGTTACCTCGCCATCATGGGCGCCGGTATATTCCAGCGACGTGATCTGGAAAGGGCCGGAGACGGCGCCGAAGTCCGGCACCACCATCTGCCATGGCGAAACCTCGCCACCGAAGAAGCGCGAGCGGATCGCCGCGTCGGACTCGGCATCCTTGAAGATGCCGGATCCGCTGATCGAGGCGCGCTGCACGCCTGCGCCCGCCAACAACTCCCGCCAGCGCCCGGCCGAGTCTGCGTCGGTGATGTCCACCGTTTCGCTGTTGAAGGCGATGCGCCGCGAGCGCAGGCCGGCAACGGTCAGGAAAGTGCCCAATCCGTCGGAATCGAGCTTGAGAAGAAGGTCCTTGCCCTTCTGTGCAGCCATTTCGGTCTCCTGGTGGTGATTGTCGGCGCGGACGTCAGCCGGCTTCTTCGGTGATGGCGCGGAAACGCAGCAATCCGTGATGGACGGAAAGGTCCTCGTCATAGCGCGCTTCGGCGAACTCGAAACGCAGGTTGACGAGGCGGTGGCTATCCAGGGTCAACGGCTCCTGCTGGAGCGTGTTCTGGACGACATTCATGATTTCCAGCGTTTCCTTCTTACCCTTGGCTTTCGACCAGATGTGCAGGGTAAAAAGCTGTTCGGTGCCGCTGTCAGTGCCCGTGCTCCAGTCGAACACACTGGTGCGTCCAAAGGTCAGATAGGGAAACGCTATATCGGCGGGCGCATGGTCGAACACCTTGTTCTCGCCGATGAGCCCGGAAAGCGCGGCATCCTCGCTCAAGGCCGAGAACAGGGCCTTTTGCAGATCAGCCGCGGCTGAAGTCATCGCCGTCACCCTTCGCTTGCGCCACCGCCGTCCGGTACCGGGCCTGCCGGTTCATGGAGGGTGTGTCGCGGTCGTCAAAATACGCCTCCTCCAGCGCTTCCGCCAGATCGTGCGCTTTCCAGCGCAGAGCACGCACCAGGCCGTCCAGTGTCAGGGACATTGCCAGTTTCATCGTCCGGTCTCCCTCGTGCCGCAGATCATGTAGCGTCCGCTCTCGTCGGCATCGTGGACCGTCACGATTTCGAATATCCGGCCGCGTCGCACGAAACGCTGGCCGCTCGCCAGATCGTCGCGGAAACGCATAACAATGCGGTGCGTCGCCTGCTCCAGCGTCTGATCGGCGCCGAAACGGCTCGTGGCGGTCAAAGGTTCGATGCGGGCGAAAACCGTCGCGATCTCGGACCAGACCTCGCTGAATCCGCCCAGCCCGTCGGGCTGGCGCGCCAACGACTGCAACGAAAGCTCGGCCTTCAGCGCGCCGGGATCGAGGAACAGGGTCGGCATCAGAGCCTCCCGGGGCGGAAACCGGCAATCATCCGGTCATAGCCGGCCGGATAGGACACCGGCTGGTCTTCCGGTCCAAATCCACCGCGGAATTCATACCAGTGCGCGACCAGAAGCAGGATCGCCCGCTTGAGAAGATCGGGCACGTCGGTAGCCGCCTCGCCGAAACCGGCGACGAAATCGATCTCGATGCCGTTGAGGGCGCGAAGCGCCGGCGGCACCTTGGAGAAATGGATACGCGCCGGGCGCGAAACCAGATCCACCTGGTAATCGGCTGGGTTGATCAGCGACGCCTCGCCCTCTGTCCCGTAGGCGGTGACCGAGATGATCTCGCGCACAGGATGCAACGCGATCGCGATACAGCCACTACGGGGCCATCTGTCCAGCACCAGGCGCCAGCTTTGTTCGAGCAAGGCCAGGCCAGTGGCGCGCTCGACTTCCTGGCGGGCGGCGCGGATCAGTCCCTCAAGCAGGCTGTCCTCGCTGTCATGGTCGACGCGCAGATGCGCCTTCACCTCCGCAAGCGCGACCGGCTCGGCCGAGGGTTCGACCGTTCGAATGAGCGTCATCCGCAAACTTTCATATCTGAGGAAAGGGCATCGGTGAAAAAGAGCGGCTCCGGCGGGAGGGGCCGGAGCCGCATCGGCAGGCCATGGCGGCGGAGGAGTGGGCGCCGCCTGGAGGTCAAGCCGTGCCGAATTTCAGCAGCTTGATGGCGTCAAAATCCTGGACGCCGCCGCCGACCCGCTTGGTCGTGTAGAACAGCACGTAGGGCTTGGCGGAATAGGGATCGCGCAGCACCCGCACGCCGGTGCGGTCGACCACGAGATAGCCGCGGCCGAAATCGCCGAAGGCGATCGGCGTCGCATCGTCGTCGATGTCCGGCATGTCCTCGGCTTCGACCAGCGGAAAGCCCATCAGCAGGGCGCGCTGGCCCGGAGCCGAGGGCGGCTGCCACAGATAATTGCCGTCCGCGTCCTTCAGCTTGCGGATAGCGGCCTGGGTCTTGCGGTTCATTACCCAGTTGGCGTTCTGCCGGTAACCAGCCTTCAGCGCATAGACCGTATCGATCAGCACGTCGGAAGGGTCGCTCGCCGGAAGATCGCCGAGAACACCGGTGAGCGTATAACCGACGCTGCCCCATGCCCAGCTTGTCTCGGCCACCTTGGTGTAGTTCAAGAAACCCTTCGGCTTGTTGGTGCCGTCTCCCGAGACGAAGGCCGCGCCCTCCTGCTCGGCGAAGGCGGCTTCGACCTCGGTCGAAATCCACTGGTCGAGATCGACCACCGTGTCCTCCAGCAGCGAGGCGGTCGCGGCCGGCATGGCGTAAAGCTCCATGGTCGGGAACTGCAGCTCCGCCAGCGTCGCCGTGTTGGTCTGCGGGCGTGACGCCGTCTCGGCCACCCAGCCGACCGCCGGACCGCTCACCGAGAAGGGCTTTTTCAGCACCGCCGACGAAACCTGCCGCACCGAGGCGATCGAGCGGATCGGCGACAGCGCCGAAAGCCGCTTGCCGATTTCCGTCTCGGTTTCCGCCGGCACAAGATAGCCGCCGTCCTGGCCGGAACCATAGGACATCGCCTTGGTGTCGAGTGCGCGGATCTGCCGGTCGTCGCCGCTGCGCATATAGGCGTCGAAGGCGGCCTTGTGCTCGGGCGAACCAACGCGTTCCTCGCGGCGGAGGACCGGCCGGACGCGTTTCAGGGCGAGGTTGTCGAGCGCGCGCTTCTGCTCATCCAGCGCGCGTGAAATGCGCTCGACCTTTTCGGTGGTGACGACATCGCCGCCCAGCCGGCCTTCGAGCTGCGCCAGTTTTTCGTCGTTGCTTTCCCTGAACGCCTCGAAGGTGTTCATGAAGTCGCCGAAGGCGTCTTTGAGATCGAGGTCGCCCGCCGACTTGGTTTCAAGCCGTGCAGGCCCGGAGCTTGCATTCATATGGAATTTCCTTTCGGGTTGATCATGCGTGTGGCCGCGCGGATATGCTCCGCCAGGCTGGAAGGTCCCGGCGCCGCATCCCGCGCGCGGACGAGACTGGCGAAACCCTTGGCGATAACGGTGCGGGCGTCGCCTCGTGAAAGCCCCGCATCCCGCGTGAGCCAGAATTCGAATTCCCTGACCGTCGGCAGGCGGCCGCCCTTGACCGTCTCGATCCGGGCGTCGGGCAGCATCGGAAAGGTGACGATGGAAATCTCCCACAGATCGGCTTCGAGAATGCGCCGCACGCCGGTCGCCGCCTCGCGCCGCACACGAACGGCGCGGAAGCCGATGGAAAGCCCGTCCAGCGCACCGGTCCGCATCAGGCTCAGGACCTCGCGGGCGCGGCCGACCTCCCTGGTCAGCCGGCCACGCACGAACAGGCCGCGCGCATCCTCGCGGATTTCGGTCCACACGCCGATCGGCTCATGCGGGTCATGCTGGAACAGCATGCGAATGCCGGCCGCGCCGCGTGTCCGCAGCGAGCGGGCGAAGGCGCCGCGCTCGACTACATCCTTGCCGAGATCGATCTTGCCGAACAGGCTGGCGTAGCCGGAAAACGAGCCGTCAGCCTCAACCCGGTCAAGCGCCAGATCGACGAATTTACGCTCTCCCAACCGCGCATCAACTTCCACGGCCATCGGCATCCTCCTCGTTCTTTTTCGTGAACACCCGCGAAAGCCGGTTCCCTTCAAAGGCCCGCATGGCGAAGCCCAGCGCCCACCAGGCGCAGAGGCTGGCGGCAGCCGACCCCATCAGCATCAGTTCGAGCGGGCCGAGCATGGCTTCGACGGCAAGTTCGGAAGCGATCTTGACGCCGGCCGTTCCGCCGAAGACGAGGCCGCAAACGACGCCGACCGCGAAACGGCTCGCCGCCTCGCGTCGGCCATGCGGCAAAATATAGGCGAGCGAAATGGCGGACCCGGCGACAGCGCCGGCGCCCTTGGCGACCCATAGCCAGGCCGCCTCGGATATGTCTGTCATGGAGCATCACCTTCAAGGTTTTGGCTGCCAGTCGGCTCATACCCCACCGCTTCCCGCTTCTCGTCCTGGGTCAGGAAGCTCGCGGCATCGACGCGCGCCCACAGGGCGTCGCGCTCGCTGGCCAGTCCGTCGATGCGGTCGGCGTCGTACCAGAGGCGCAGGCTCTCGCCGAAGACGACGCCCAGCCAAGCCGACAGTTCCTTGGCGGTGCGCGCCACCAGCGGCAGGATGGTGAGACGATAGAAGGCGCGGTTGGCCTCCTGGTAATTCGCATAGGTGTTGTCGCCCGGAATGCCGAGCAGCATGGGCGGCACGCCGAAAGCCAGCGCGATGTCGCGGCTGGCGGAATGCTTGGCCTCGACGAAATCCATGTCCTTCGGCGTCAGCGCCATCGCCTTCCAGTCGAGGCCACCTTCCAGGAGCAGCGGCCGGCCGGCGCGCGTCGCGCCGGAATAGCCCTCTTCCAGCTCCGTCTTCAGCCGCGCGAACTGGTCCTCGGTGAGGTTGCCGCCTTCCTTCGGCGCATAGACCAGCGCGCCGGAGGGCCTTGCGGAATTGTCGAGCAGCGCCTTGTTCCAGCGGCCGGCCGCATTGTGCGTGTCCAGCGCCATCAGGGCTGCTTCCAGCGGCGGAAAACCGTAATGGTCGTCCAGCGGATGGAACAGCGTCAGGTGCGCCGCGCCGCCGCCGTCAGCCAGGCCGAGCGCTATCCTGCGCTTGCCGCTGCCCTCGCGATGATCGAGGGCCGCCGGCCAGCCGGACGCATCGGTCGCCACCGTCACCCGGTCGGGCCGCAGCAGATGCAGTTCCCGCGCGCCGGTGCCGGCGTCGATCATCTCGACATAGGCATTGCCGGACAGAAGCAGGTGGCCGTAGAGCGTTTCGAGGAATGTCGCGCCGGCCTGTTTCTGGTTCGGACGCTCCAGCAGATCGAGCAGCGGATGGTCTTCAAGTTCGACCGCGCCGTCATAGAGCAGCCACGGGATCGCCGACGCCGTCTCGGCGATCATCCGCACCGAACGATGCACGATCGGGTTGCGCATGAACCCCTCGCGCGCCAGCGTGGCGTAGTCGCGGCGCGTCCATTGCGCCTCGCCCTGCGCGTGGAAGGCGATGAAGCCGCCGGCGTGCGGCGCATCCTTGCGTTCCAGCCGAACGCCGGCATTCCCCGCGGCACGAGGCCAGGGCCATTTCAAAGCCATATCGGTTCCTGTTAAAAATCGCGGATGCGCGGATTGCCCGCCCGGTCCGGCATCAGTTCAGTAATCGCCCACACCAGCGCATCGACACGGTCCGGTGAACGGCCGTTCGACAGGCCGTTCGGGCCGAAGTCGCACATCTCGTCTTCCAGTTCGGCAAAGCGCGCCGCGTGGCGCACCTTGCGCTGCTGATAGAGCGCCGCGACCGGCTCGGCGCGCAGCCACTTGCCGCGCCTGGCCCGCACCGCCTTGACCGGCACGGCGGGATCGACGGTGCGGATCACCGCCGTCGCCATCTCGCCGCCCTGGTTCACTTCGACCAGCAGGCAGTCTGCCTCCAGCGCGTGATAAAGCGCCACCGCGCGCGCCGCCCACTCCTGCGGCTTTGCCGCGCGAAGGGTGGCGTCCGCCAGCACGGCCGCGCATCCCGTGTCGTCCAACCCCGCGGCGACGATGCCGCAGGCATCCGAGGTTCGCCGCGAGCTGGCCGGCGGATCGACCGCGACGACGATGCGCCGCAGCGGACCGTGCCCGGTAGAAACCGCTTCCTCGATCATCTGCCTGGACCACAAGGCGTCCTCGCGGTCCTCGATCATCTCGCCGTCCAGTTCCTGGCGGCCGAGCAGGCTGCCGGCATAGCGCTTCTCGACGGCGTTCAGGAAACCGGGCGCCAGATTGGCGCGGTTCTCCTCAGTCCGCATCCGCGTCACCGCGACATCGGCATCGGCGAGCAGCCGCTTCAGCAGTGGCGTCGGCCGGGGCGTCGTGGTGATGATCTGGCGCGGCCGCTCGCCCAGCCGCAGTCCGAATTGCAGCATGTCGAAGCAGGCCTCCGCGTGCCGCCATTTGGCCGCCTCGTCGCACCATGCCGCCTCGAACTGATGGCCGCGCAGGCTTTCGGGATCCTCCGACGAGAACATCAGCGCGACCGATCCGTCGTCCCAAACCAGACGCCGGCGGCTCGCCTCGAAGCGGGGCCGGTCATGCCGCGACAGCGTGACGATGCCGGACGGACCTTCGATCATCACGTCGCGCACGTCGGCCAGCGTCTCGCCGATCAGCGCGATGCGGCCGTATTTCCGCTCGGCCAGCGGCGGAAAGCCGCGCACATGGCTGTTGACCCATTCGGCGCCGAGCCGGGTCTTTCCAGCGCCGCGCCCGCCAAGCACCAGCCAGGTGTCCGCGGCATCGCGGCCATATTGCGACCAGCGCGCGTGGCTGACCCACTCATCGTAAAGAAGCTCGGCTTTCGCCCGCCCCAGAGCCTGCTGCGTCCAACTGCCGGGCGTAGTCCCGTGCGAGTTCGACGATCCGCTCATCGATGCGCCGGAGCGCGTCGGCCATGTCCGCATCTCGTTTTATCTGGTTCTCTTTCGCGCTGCTTTCGCCGCGCGTGATTTCGCCGATTTTTTCGAGTGTCCGCATGATGGCGGAAATAGCGTCGATCAAGGTCTTGTCGGAGCGCCCTTCCCGTTCCGCCGCTTCGGCGCGGGAAATGGCACCGTCGAGCAGCAGCCGCAGCCGCGCCTCCTGATCGGGCAGCTCGCCGGAAGCCAGACGCGCCGCGAAACCGGAGCGCCACCCCTGCTGGCGCGCGACCCGGCGCACGGTAGCCAGCTTGTAGCCGGAAGCTTCCGACAGATTTTCGGGCGTAAGCGCCGCGCCTTCGAAAAGCGCACGTATGGCGACCCACTGCGTTTCCACACCGGTTATCAT